TCATGCGGTTAGGCACGTCAATCTGCATGAAGTCAGGCCGGGAGCCTGTTTGACGTACCGGATAAATCCCGGAATTACTGCCTTTATATACTACAAAAAAGGGGGCGTAAAGCCCCCCTTTCTTCTTACGCGCCTGGCGAACCGTACATGCCGAGCGGGTCAGACCAGCCGAACGAATAACGCTCACGAGACTTGTAACGAACGTTACCAGTATCGAAGTCACCATCCATCGACTGCTGCAACGGGGTACGCACAAAGTGCTTCATACCGTTAGGCACGTCAGTGGTCAGGAACCATGCGTTCGTGTCGGTCAAGAAGTGGTTGATCGTAAAGCCTTCTGGGATCGAACCGTTGTTCTTGATTGCGTTCACGTCGTTGTCGTTGGTACCGACACGCAGTTCAGTTTCCAGCAGGCGGGTTGCCACGAACTGCAATGCAGGCGGGACAATCAGCTTGCGGGGCTTGGCTGCGATCAGCAGGCCACGTTCGTCGGTCCAGCCTGCGATTTGAATCACAGCGTTTTCCAACGAGGTTTCGTTCAAATCTGCCGCAGTGGCAGGCTCGTTCGAGTTAGTGCCGCCTGATACCAGAGGGTGCGAGTCAGAGAACAGAGCAACGCCGTCGCCACCAGGGTAGCTGTTGGAGAAGCCGTTGTTCAAAACTGCTGCTGCTTTTACCTGCTTGGTATACGACATAGCACGAGCCAGCGCCTTGGTATAACGAGCCGACAGGCTGTCATACAGGTTATCTTCGATGGCCTCTTCGGTCAGCGAGAAACCCAGAGCGATGGTTTCGTGGTTGTATCGAGCAGTCCAAGCTTCCTGGCCGTTGTCGTACGAGATCGCAGAACCTTCGTTCTTGACCGGTGCGGCACTGAAGCCAGACAGTTTGGTTTCTTCTTCGAAGGAACGCTCGGAAGTCTCGGTTTCGTAGATTTCCTTGTGCTCTTCGCCGTAGCGAGCATACTCCATGCCGAACAAAGCGTTCAGGCCAGGCAGCAGCTCTTTCAGTAGTTGTGCGCGTGAAATAGCCATGTCTTACTCCTTAAACGCCAACAGGGTTGTTGTACTGATGGCCACCGGTGACGGTCGAAGTAACAGTAGTTGTCACAACGTTAGTCGAGGTGTTCAGTGTTGAAGTTGCGGTAGACACCACATACGGTGCGTTGAATTTGCAAATAAATTCGCAGAAGCTACCACCGGAGTTGGCCGTATCTGGCACAACGTCGATGATGCGAATTGGCAACGATGCAGTGGTAGCCACCGATGCGCCGTTAATTGCAACAGCCGAATCGCCCGTAGTAGTCGAACCAGCGTTCTGAACCAGCGGTGCGTTCGAGCCAACAACGGTCTGTGCGTAGAAAGCCACAACAGTTGTACCCGAAACAGCAGCTACCTTAAACAGAACATCAGGATCATCCACAACATAAGCCTGAGCATCAGTAGCGACCGTGTTAGCTGGCCAGTACTGAGTTTGCAGTCTTTGCTTGGTTGTTGGGTTGGTATAAACGCAGCCCAAGAAAACACCTACAGGGGTTGCAGTTGTAGTGCCGGTGTCTTTCTCAACGGTGCCAGAAGATACCAGTTTCACAACGTCGCCATAGAAGATGTCAGTGTTGTACTCACTAGCAATCTTCATGAGACGAGTGGAACCGGCATACACCTGACCACCGATCAGGTTTACCGGACGTAGGCCGTAAGGGGCCGATACAGTCGGATATGCCATGTCTTACTCCAAAAAGTTTGTTAGCCCGCCTTAGAAACCGAAGACTTCGATTCCTTAAAGAGAGGCATCCGAGGGTCATTTTGACGCATCAGATTATTGTCTACCGACTGGAGTTGGCCTTCAGCTTGCTTCAAGTAATAAGCATTACGCTGTTCGACAAACTCTATAGGCGTCTTGCAGAGCAATAACCCGCCGACCTCAACGTTGTCTTTGAATCGACTGTTGGGGTCTACCATCAATTGAAACTGGGGCTGTTCCTCTAACTTCACCGGCTCCCAACCTTCTCGCTGTTTAGCAGAGATGTTGCGGGGATCGGCTGTATTTAGAGTAGAAACCCTAATCCATCTGTACGCAAAGCCAGGCTGCTTATCCGGTTCTGGTAACAGTTCCGGTGGTGTCCAAGCCTTTGGACGTTCTGCCGTTGCTCGCGTTTCTATACTACGTGGTGTCTTATCAGCCATTTTTGGCCTCCAATTTTTGCATTTCACGGATGTAAGCTTCTGGGGTAATACCCAATTTCTTGATTGTGTTTACCGTAGACTGCTTCAGTTTGACCTTTTTGGAGGCCGTCGTGCGCGTCGCCGGAGCTACAACCGTCGCTGCTTTCTCTGTACGCTGTCGGTTTGTGGACGGCGTTTCTTCTTGCGAATCTGAAAATGCCTCTGGGAAGCGTCGTCTCATCGTATGATCGACCTTCTGCCAGTATTCGTCCGTAGACGGATAAGCCTGACCGTATTCGCTTACGAGCTTTTGGTGTAAGCCCAAAGCCAAACTGGTCATCTCCGGATCCTTTCCAAACCACTGATTGCGCTCTTGCCACGCCATCATCTTTGGATCAGGCCGGGATGCCGGCACTTCTGGCTCGCGTTGTACAACAGTTTCTTCCTGTTGTAAAGCAGGCACGTATTCACTTGCCCGCCGCAACTTGTACTGAGCGTCATTCAGCTGCTGCTGCGCCTCTACCAACTTCTCCGGATCGCCCATGTCATAGGCATCCTTGTAGGCACGCTTGGCAACATCCAGCTCCATCTCCGCTGCCGTCTTGTACGTATCCACGAACGTCTGCTCGCCGCGCGAGATCCGCCCCTTCAACGACTTGTTTTCCTCCATCATTCGCTTGGCGAAATCGATGGCTTCCTGCTGCTCACGCAACGCCTGCTCTTTCTCACGGCGCTCGTCGTTCCAGACCTTCTTCAGCTGCTTCAGCTTGGTCTTGACGTTGTCGGAATACTCCTCCAACTCGTCCTTCTCAAGCTCCTCCACTACATTCTTGGGTAAAGGCTGTCGGCCACGGTCAACCTCGGGCGTATCGTCCTCAATCTCAATCTCAAACTCGTCTTCCTGCGCAGCCTCTACCTTCTGCTCTTTTTCGTCAGGAAACTCGAAATCATCCATCTGCATTTGATTTGCCATCATGTTTCTCCTTGTTAAGCCCGACTAATGCCGCGTGGATCATCTACTACTGCCTCCACCGTATCGTCGTTCAGAAGTCTGAATTCACGACCGTGAATCTTCAGACGGGTGCCAGAGTTAGGACGGGCGAGAATGAAATCCCCTTCCTTGCACCACGGACCGTTTGGAAACCGTTTCTCATCTTTGTAGCAGTCCGGTCCCAATTTCACTACGAAGAACACCGTAGCCAGCACTTGTTCGTGGTGCATGGTGGCGTCCGCTTTTGCTAACCCGCTTTCAAACTTATCTTCCACTTCCGGCAACGCTACCAGGATGTGATAGCCCGTCGGTTCGGGAAGTTGTTTGGCCTTCTCCTCTGCTGTTTGGGGCAGAGTGGATACTTCACCGCTGTCTGTGGCGATGGCGATCTCAGTCATCAGAAAACTCCATTTGTTTTGCTAGATCAAGAATGAAACCTTCGGCCATTGATAAGCCTCTGATTTCCCCGCAGAGCTTTTGGTACTCTGCATAGTCCTTAGCCGCGTTGGTGGACACGGCCTCAACTATCTGTTGTCGCTTCTGCCTGATTTGCTCTAGCAGTACTTCCAGCGTTTTTTCCATACATTACTCCTTGCCTCTTGTCGGCTTTGGTAACTGTGGACGATTCATTGCTATTTGATCTTTGGCCATTTGGGAACCGAGTCTGACGCCCTCTAGCTCCATCTTTGCCTCAAGATCTGCTTTGTCTTTGGCGGTTTTGGCGCCAACCTGCATACCTGCAATCTCTTTCTGTGCCTCGATACGCTCTTCCTCAATCCGCAGACGGTCAGCTTTGTCAGCCATATCAATAGCAAGCTTCTGCTTCTTCAGCTCCAGCTCCTGCTGCTTCAACTGCAACTCTGCCTGCTGCATCTGGACAATCGGATCTTGCGCTGCTTCCTGCGCCTGCTGCTGTTGCTGCTCTGCCTGATCCTTCTGCAACAACTTGCCTGCCGCGGCTGCCATCATCCGAGACACTTCGACTTCCATTTCCTCCGGCAATTCCTTGTCCATCTCTGGCAGCGGAACGCCCAGCATCTCTTCAATCTGCTTGCGATATTCAAACGCCGTATGCTCTGCAATGTGCGCCTGCATCGCCGCCTGCATTGCTTGAGCATTCGGGTTCTGGCCAATTGCCTGCATGATCTTCGGATCCTGCATTACAGACGTATGCACCTGAATGTGCGCCTGATGATCCTGATAAATGAACGCCTTCACCGGCTTCATATTCATGATGGCCATGTTTTCCGATACCGGATCTTTCGGCTTCTGATCCTCCGCGCCCGGCACCAGCTTGCCGATGTTCTTAATACCCAGAACATCTAGCATCTGACGGTTCAGCTCCACCATGTCGTAGATCTGCGGGTTCTGTTGCGCCATCTGCATCACAGCCTGATACTGCACAACCTTCTGCGCCATCGTGGCCGAGTTAGGATCGGACACTGGGATCACATCCACCTGATCGTAGTCAGACTGTTTCGCGCGGCGTGTACCCTCGACCGGCTCGTAGCTGTACTCTTCAGGGGTGTAGTCGCGGATGATCTCTTTTAGCAGCTTTAATTCCTGCTTCATCGCGTAGTGCATACGCGCCTGCACCGCAGACATAACTTTCAGGGTGCGCTCGAGAATCGCCAGAGTCGTACCTACCGGCGAGTTGGCCGACATATCCGCTACCTTCAGATCAGCCGCCGAGGCAAAACGGCGCCCCTCTTCGACGATCTGATTCATCAAGGTCAGAAGGACCTGACTTGGCTCCTTATAGGGAAGAGGCAGGATATTGTCTCGTATCGTTCCTGCCGCAACGTCCACATCTCGAAACTCTCCCGGTGCAATCGGGGTGTCATCGCCTTTAACTCGCATCCCTTTGGTCTTAAGTCCGCCAGGGAGGTTGGATAATGTGCCGGCGTCCACGAGCTGACGAATGATACTAGTGCCAGACTTAGCGAAAGCGCCAATAAGATGTATGAGGCCAAACGCATAGAATCCAAACCCCGGTATGTAGGGATAATGGACAAAGTGGGAGCGCTTCTGTTTGCCCTCGTCCTCCGGATGGTAGTTGCGCCGGATTGCCAAGATTTCCTGTGATGTCTTTTCAATCGTGACAATATACGGAAGCCCGATCCCAGTTTCCTCGCCATCATCGTCTTTATCCTCATAGCCGGGCAGATCTAAATAGACCTGCATTTCCAAGAGTTTGTACCGATCATCCGTCGTGGCTCGGAAGCCCATCTTCTCGGCAATCTTCTTCTCAATATCGTCCAGCACATTCTCAGGTTCTGGCAGGTCAATATCTCGATAAAAGCCAGCCACCATCAACTTGCGCAGATCGTTCTTAGTCTTCCTCATGACATGCGTCACACGCGGCGCTGTCTCTAAGTTACTCGCCCCGTACGGCACCACCACATCTTCCGCCGGTACATAAATAGACACCTGACGGTCCAGACTTGGATCGAAGTAAACCTTCTTGAACCCGTTGCCAGACAAGCCCAAGCCCCACAACATACGCTCATGCTCCGGGCGATACTCCACCATCACCTCGGTGAGCTGGTAGTTCATGTCATCCCGGACTCGGTCTGAGGCTTCTTTCTTTTCGGGTGTCTCTTTGCCAATGATCTTGGTTTTAACCGGCCCAGCGGCAGGGAAAGTTTCCATGATCGTCTCAGACTGGAACTTAACCAAGGCTTCCGAAAGGAGCGGGTGGTAGACCCCGCAGGCGCCTTCCCACGGTTCAGACCGTTCTTCAATCTTCATCCCCAATAGTTCTAGGCCATCGACATACGTTTGCATCCAATCCTTGCGACTGGAGATGTCCTCGTCAAAATCACCGATCAAGTCACCCGCGATTTCCTGCAACACGTCTTCCGGCAAGTGTTCTGCCAAGTTGGCGTTGAACTCATCGTCAGGCACGTCCGGCTCGATCTCAATCTCCAGCCCGCCGATCCCAATACTCACCGACTCCGGATCTTCGATCTCAATCTCAATCTCCGGCTCCATTTCCTCTAGCCCAGCCGGTGCTTGGTACAAAGCTTTGTCAAAATTGGTTGCCATGTTTCATCCTCAGTAATAGCTTCGCTTACGGCGGAAGCCTAAATCCTCGTCATCTTCGTCCGTGTCCAGCCGCAAGAACCCGCCTTGCCGAAATCGCATAAGCGCCTGCACACTGGAGTCCACCAGATCGTCGTGTTCCGCGTTCGGGAACCGCGCCATCTCTTCAATTACCTCGTCCGCCCACCTAGTCTCGGGCGCCCACACTTTACCGGAAGAAAATAGGTCTGTAACGCTGTTCAAACGCACGAACTTGTCGTTCCCTTTTGTCGGCGTGTAGTCCTGAACCATCACACCCATCCGTCTCAACTCGTGAATCAGCGGCGCACCCGCAGCTTTTGCTTCAATAATGCAGGAATCCGGCTCCCATTCGTCATAAAGCCGCTTGGCCATGGCCTTTAACTCCGGAAATTCCACCTTTTCCTTCCACGCATCCAGCAAAATGATGTTCACATCACTCGGATCTTCATTCAAATGGAACACACCCCACGTCGTACACGCAGAATAGTCAGCCCGTTGACTCTTAGAGTACGCCGTATCCCAACTTTGGATGATAAATTCACACGCAGGCGGCCTTTCTCGCTCCCACCGACGCCACCAGTCCCGCTTTACTATCGCACCCTCTTCACCCGTGGGCTTTTGCTGGTACTGGGCGTTCCATTTATACGGTGGAAGTTCTTCTTTTAACGCCTCCAACTCCTCCAGCGCCCAGAATTCTGGCCATAGAGAGCTGCCGGACGGCAAAATTGCTGGAAGTTCTATCAACTCCCACTCAGTACTGTCACTTTTTATCACCCGGCCAGTCAGATCCTTGTCCGACCAGCGCGTCATCACCACCACTATCGCCCCGCCCGGCTGTAAACGCTGCCGTGGGCCAGACGTGTACCACTCATAAACACTATCAAAGACGCTCGGATCCCCTTGCGCCAATCTCGCTTCCTGTTCCGAATGCGGATCGTCAATAATCAGCAGATCAGCACCCTTACCCGTCACCGTCCCGCCAACACCAATCGCAAAATAATCGCCACCGTGTGACGTCGCCCAACGACCCGCCGCCTTAGAATCCGCTCTCAGCCCCACATTCGGGAATATTTTCGCGTACGCCTCACTATCTACCAGGTTCCTGACCTTCCGGCCAAACCCCACCGCCAGTTCTGCGGTATTCGACGTCTGGATCACCTTCTTATTCGGATACTTCCCCAAGAACCACGCCGGCAATAAGTAACTCGCAAACTCACTTTTCGTGTGCCGCGGCGGCATATTAATAATCAGCCGCTTTAACTTCCCCTGCGCTATCTCCTCAAACTTCTTGGCCATAAGAGCATGATGCCGCCCGTGTATAAACCCCGGCCACATCTCTTTCACAAAAGCCATAAAAGATCCCTGCGCCTTCTCCCGTACCAGCGCGTCCTTATACTCCCCCACCTGGGCTAATAACTTCTCCTGCTCCGCGCGCGGCAACTTCCCTATCAGCTCAGATAAATCCATACTCACTCCAAATACCTAAACTGTATATACACAGGCCGTACACTCCTCACCGCCCCCTTCACCTTCTTCAATACCCCCAACTTCACCAACCGCCCAATAATCTCACTCGTATTCCCCATCCCACCCTTCCCACGGATATCACATATATCCCGTATAGAAGGACCAAACCCATACTTCTTCCACCACTCATCCACAATCAAAAAAACCTCTCTCTGCGCCGGCGTCATCACCATACCCTCACATTCCTCAAACGTCTTCTCCCGACGTCTAGCCACCATGTCCCTGTTAATCTCTATTTTGTTGCGATGCGGCACAAAAAAAACCCTTATAAATCAATGCTCCGACCCCCGTCTTGGAATTACTTCCAAGATTTTATTGCGGTGCAGCACCATCTTTTCCCAAAAATATATCCCCCCCGGGGGTGTCCGTTTCGCCAGACAAGGGGGTGGGTTCCGATTCTGGATAGGATGGTTCGTGTGGATTAGTATGTGTACCCAGGCCGGAGTCCCATTCCCCTGATTGGGGTGATACCCCCGCGGTGGGACCATCATCCTCCTGATTTGCATCCCCTCCCCCCACTAATTCTGTGAGCAGAGCGCTTGCATCCACGTCGACAACGTCTTCTGACTGCAATGCAATCGATTTAAGCTCTTGCAATATGCGCTCTCTCATTTGTGCGCTGTCGTTGATCGTGGTGATTTGTTTGCGCTCGGTGAATGCTGCTACTTCCGTCACCGTGCCAAGGACCTTAGCCGCTTGTATCTTGGTTGCGGCTTTCACTTCGGGGTCGATCAGCGCAGAAGTGAGGGAAGAAATTACAAGCGACCGCAAAGCTTCGGCGGAATGCAACGCAGCTACCTGTTTTGCCTGTTCTAGGGCTTCTATTTCTCTCTTTATTCTCTCTTGGGCTTTCAGCATACTCGCTTTAGTACCGATAATCTTCGGGCTAGCCTTGCTGTCATAAGCGGTTCTATACGCATCCGCCCCTGTCATTTCATCCAATACAAGCGCTTCCGCAAACTTTCTTTGCTTGTGTGTGAGGGATTGGCGGGGAACTCTGAGGACGGAAGCTATTCCTTTTCCCTCTATAGCTTCCTTCAATTGTTTTCTACTTGGGGTCTTCATTTGGTGCCGTTGTTCGCTCCGCTCACTTGCGGCTTACGGGCGGACAATACCGGAACAAATACAGAAAATCAATCACTCGCCCAAAACTGATAGCCAGACTATCGATTCCAGGCGCTTGATTAAAAAATACAATGAAAAAATGCAATATGTCCCCCTTGATTTATATATTGTTTCGTCTAATATCCCTTCCATGCGCTTCACTCCGGAGCGCTTCACTAAGGGGATGAAATGAACAAGGCACAAGCGAAACAAGTAGCAATGATTGAAGTCTACCTATCCAACGATATGCGCGATACAGCCGCTCGGAGCCTATCGGCGCTCATCCGCTCGGCGCTAGTAAATAAAACCGCCCAAGAGTTCCATGCAATAGCCGCCAAGCATGGATTGAACACTCATCCGGATTTCATCGTTTAACCCGACCGCCGGAGCGCTTCCGGCTTTTTAATCATAAGGGGGAATTATGACTATTACCGTCACCGTCCGCGATATCTACGGCATTCAGACAATCTATCCGGCTTGCGATACCGCAAAGTTACTCGCACGGCTAGCCGGAACTAAGACACTCACTCGCCAAGCGCTCGAAACAATTAAGAAGCTCGGCTATACCGTCACCGTCACCGCTCCGACAATCTAAGGGGAAACCGTGAAAAATCCATTTAAAGCACAATTGCAAGCCGAGGGATTGCCCTATCGTCCTATCCTCGGCGAATCGTCCGCTAAAACCGTCAAGGGTGAAAAAATCGGCTACTTGACGGCTATTTGCTACCTAGTACCGGATGAGAAGCTTTGCCCCTTTGCGAAGCTTGCCGGATGTTTCGACGGCTGTCTGAAATCCGCCGGACGCGGTGCTTTCAATTCCGTGCAAAAGGCGAGAGCCGCGAAAACCAAATTTTTTAACCAGCACATCCGCGCTTTTATGCTTTCCATGTGCGCTGATATCTGGACTCACAAGCGCCGCGCCGAAAAGCTTGGATTGATACCGCTTGTACGTCCCAATGGCACGTCCGATATCCCTTTCGAGAATATCAAAATCGACGGTCGGACAATTTTTCAGATATTCGCGGATGTTCAATTCTACGATTACACAAAACACCCAAGCCGAAAGTTAGAAGGGAAAACAGCCGGTAATTACGATTTAACTTATTCATTCTCGGCGCTCACTCCGAGGACGGTTTCCGTCAAGGGTTTATCCAATGTCGCAAATCAGCGGACGGCTGTGGTGTTCTTGCACCGCTCAGAAATCCCCGAAACCTTCCGCGGCTGGAAAGTAGTTGACGGTGACGATACGGACGTGCGGCATATTGAGCCGACCGGCGTAGTAGTGGCGCTTTATGCCAAGGGAAAAGCTAAAGCCGATACAAGCGGTTTTGTTCAAATCAAGGGGAGGGATTATTAATGCTGAACACCGATCAAAAAGACATCACGTTTTATGTCACCGAAGAAACGGACGGCGAAGACATGGACGGCTTTGTGGTTCATTACGTCGACTCGACAGGAAGCACGATTTGGAGCGAATTCTACGAAACAATGGACGATATAAGGGTTGCTTACAGGGAAGAAATCAAATCAGGACAATTTGAAGGGGAAATTTAACATGGATAACATCAAAAAAATTGAAACCGAAAACACCGGCGGCGGCACTATGGTCGACATTCTTACGCTATGGAACGGCAGAGTTATTGTCGTTAGTGATGAGTATGTCGGCGTGTATACCAGCAAAGAGGATTTTTATAACTCGGTGGTCGATGACGATGAATCGAAAATGCTCGGCGGTTCTTGGTACTAAGGGGGAAATTATGCGAACAATCACAGCCAGATACGCCGGTTTTTGCGCGGCTACCGGCGCTCGAATCCTAGCCGGTGACGTTATCCAATGGCAAAAGGGGAAAGCCGTACTGTTAAAGCGGAAAGCCGTCCGCGTGGATACCGTCACGCTGTACGGTGACAAAGGTCCGACCGAGTTTTATAGAAACGCGCGGGGGCGCTGCGAGGACGCGCCCTGCTGCGGATGCTGCACTATTTAAAAGGGGATTAATCATGCAAAAAAATCAAATGTACGGCCATGAGCAGTTTGTCTGCGTTTGGAATGTTTCAACGGACAAATTTGTCACAGAAATTCATGACGGTAGTTTCTTTAACAAGGACAACGGCTATTCAGAGGATGACATAGAGTGTGTTACCGATTTGCTGATCGGCGAATCGACTGACATATCAGGTCCGACACAAGCGCATTATGTTATGCGCGTCTACTAATACAGCACACAAATTCTAAAAGGGGATTGACATGGAAAAGCTACACGCACACGACAAGGAAACATGGTTAGACACAATCTGGTCGGCGCTCCACGCCTACAGAGGGGATTGCATTCCGGAGGGGAAACCGGCTTTCGACGATGAATGGTCCGACATATGCACGGCCATGGCATGGATTGAGGAAGAGCTAGATTTGCAGGACGAATTCTAAAAGGGGGTTGCCATGCTTGAAGTGTATGAATTTTACTTTTTCGAGCCGTCCGTAAACCGGTTTGGGCGGCTATGCATTGCCGCCGATAGTGAATGGCAGGCGCTGATGCGGTTCAACGAAATCGACGATTTAATATTCAAAGGGCAGAAGCTGATTAAATTTATTGAAGGGGGTTGCTATGATGAAAAAGGGTGAGTACTACGTTGGGGACCTTTGCTATGTGCTTGACGATGCCACATGGGACAGGCTTTGTGATCTGCGGTGCGGTGGTTATCAGCCGCTTGACGGTGAATTCGAATTGCCGGACGGGCGGCGGGTTGCCATGTTTCAGACAGCCTACGGGGACGGTGTTTACGAGGGGTCTTGCGGCGGCCAATATTTGGTTGACTCGGGATCGATTGGGTGTATCCGCGTGTCAGATTTACAGCCAGAACATCAGGACGATTCGTCATGGGGACACTTCGTGGAGTTCGACGAGGACTTCACCGTCGAATCAGATCACGGCGTGATCCGCATTGGTCACGTTGAAATTGACACAAACTAAATGAGGGGGGCAGATCATGAACTTGTACAGATTCGAATGCGTCATATGGGTGAAAGGCGAAAGCCTTGAGGAAGCGCAAAGGGAATTGCACGATGAGGCGCTGTACCACTTTGCGGGGGACAACAACCTGGTTTCGCTCCAAAGTAACGATGGCGAGCTGGTCGAAGATGACACCGATTTATAGGGGATTGCCATGAAAACAAGTGAACTAAAAGGCGCAGCTCTTGATTGGGCGGTGGCTAAAGCTAAGGGCGTGACGCTGTACCCAAGCAAGCAAGGCAAGTGGATGCTCAAAAACTATGGTGAGTTTAATCATAGGCACGGAACACCGTGGTGGAATCCGTCAACCAACTGGGCGCAAGCCGGAACGATTATTGACCGAGAGGGCATTTGCTTGGTGTTTTACCAGCACAAAATATGGGATGCTCACATGGATAACGTAAACTTTTATGAAACCGGCACGACCCCACTCATTGCAGCCATGCGCTGCTACGTTGCTAGCAAACTAGGTGACGAGGTGGAATTGCCGGAAGAACTGCACTAATGACTAGCCAACGGATGTTTACCCTGCACCTGCTCGAGGATGAACTCGGGCGGGTGAGGGTTGTGTCTGACTGGTCCGGCGAGGGTCAGCGCTGTCTTGCTTTGGGCATAGAGATTATGCAAAGTCTGCAAGATATCCAGCCGTTCACCGATGGCGAATTAACTTTCGTCCTACCCGCTCGCACTGACATTGAACATTAAATGCGTCAGGCTTTGCGACAGCGCAAACAACCCTGCTCTCTGGTGGTAGTCGTTGGCATCCTCCCCCGCCACATCCGACAGCCAAGACGGCCAGCCGATTTCCTTGGCGGCTTGCTGCCCTGTACCAGACACATCATTGTCTGCAATCACGATGCCGCGCTCGAGTCCCGCAGCTACCCGCACCATATTCCCCGCGGAGAAACAAACATGAAGCTTGTATCTTTGCTTCATGCTTTTCAGCGCAGCGCGAACGGACAGCGCAGTCGCGTACCCCTCACACACGACATTGATTCCCCTATTGTCAAAGCAAAAGGTCGCTCCCGCTGTCTTCTGACCGTAGAGAAACCGCTTTGTACCTTCGGCATCGATCTGCTGCACACCGACCAGGCTGCCGTTCACCCGCATGGGAATCAACAAAATCGGCTGGCCGCCCTGATAAAAGACGTGGCCTTCTTCTTCCTTGAATCCCTTGTTCATGAGATACGGATGCGTCTGAGTGGTGCTGCCATTCAGCATATCAACGGCACGCCTCACCGCATCATGCTGTCGCTTCCTGGTCTCCGCTTCCGCCTGCCGCTGCCGCTTAGCCAGATCGTGAATGCTGGGTGCCGCTTCCTTTGAGGAAGGCTTCCAGATTGAAACGACTGTGCTGGTTGCATGGTTTTGGACAAAGCCATGGTCACCCATGTATTTGACCGCCCCGTTCCTGCTGCGCGGATGATCCTCGGTGGGATACCGCTTCCATTGGCCGAAGGGGGGATGCTCAGAGATCAGGATGCCATGCGACTTGCAAAAGTTTATGAAGTCCACGGCTCCCCCTCTTTCACCTTGTAGTGCTGAGAAAATGTGTACACATTCTGCCATGTAGCCTTGCAATCGCAGCACTCCATGTCATCTTTGACTTTGTTCTTCTCGTGATAGCTTCGGACCTGCAAGATGTTGCGCTGCTTGCAGATTGGGCATCGGTCTACTCTCTCCATCATCTCCGTCCTATTGATTTTAGAAACTTCTTAAGTTGTTTTTCCACTAGCCTCATCGTCTCGACTGTCGGCATCTGCGGCATATCATTACTCAACCCCCGCGGCCACACTCCGAACTGCTCTCTGTAAGTGTGAGCCGCTCGTCCGCTGGACCATCCTTTGTATCGCTGATACCAGACCATCTGATTCCAGAACTTCTGTTTGGACTCTCGACTGGCTCCAGCGTTAGCAACAAGCTCCTCCATTCTTCCATCAACTCTGATAATTGCATTTTGTTTTTCCCTCACAAATCCACAATGATGGCACGCATCATTACCTTCAATCCACAACGCCCCACACCGCTGACACTTGCTCTCTTTCTTTTCCCTCTCTGATGGTTCGCTCTTGCTTTTCTCGCGGCCATCGTCCAGGCGGTTTACCCCATCTTGAAATACGTCATCCCAATCGTCTTGGAATCTAAGATAGTTACCGCTGTGATCTAGCCAGACAGCAAACGGTTTATCCGTCGGATTATTTAGGTTCGCCCGCATCACCCTGCCCATCTGCTGGATGTGTGATGACAGACTCTTCGAGAATGGCCGCGCCGAGATACCGATCATCACGTCCGGAACGTCGAAGCCTTTGGTCAGTATGTCGGTGGCAATCAAGCCATGAATCTTGGTGTCCGGCCTGCTGAAGTCCTCGATAGTCTGGCGCTTCCACTCGTCATCATCCTTGTAGCTGACGCACACAAAGTTATACCCGCGGTTTGCAAACTCCCGCGAGAGATGAACGCCGTGATCAACACCCGCGCAGAAGACAATCGTCTTCCGTGGCCGACCAAATATCTCGTGCGTCTTCTTAATCCACTCGGCCACCACGTCACCGGTAATCTTGATGCCGCGCCGCGTGGCTTCTAATTGTGACCACTCGCCGGCCACCTTCTTCGCGCCGCTCATGTCAATTTCTTTGGCAATGAACACGCGCAGCGGGACTAGTAGCTTCTCATCTACTAGCTGCTTGGTAGTCACCGGACTAACCACGTTGTCATAAACTTTGCCAAGACCTCTGGTAAACGGCGTGGCTGTTAAACCAATCACGCGGATGTTCGGATTGGCTTTAATGAAATCAATCGTGGCCTTGCGAGTTTGATGCGCTTCATCAATGATGAGCAGGTCAAGCCCTGGGAACTCGCCGCGTTTCTCTAGCGTCTGTGCTGAACACACTTGGATAGGTTCGTACGGACGGTAACGCCAGTGGCCTGACTGTAGAACACCGTGGTCAATGCCATATTTTTCTAAGCGTCCGCTTGTTTGATTGCAGAGAACGATCCGATCAAGCAGCATGGCTGCGCGATTGCCCTTCTCTTTGACAGCCTTCATCAAAGCGATGGCCATCTCAGTTTTGCCTGCACCCGTAGGCGCTACTAATATCTGCGCCTTCGCACCATTTGCGAAACCCTTTCGCAATAGTGAGAGCGCCTCCTCTTGATACGACCGGAGTTCTAACATTGATTCCTCTCTCTGCCAGCACTAGCCCGCTGGCTTGGGCATCTGTAATTTTATTCGCTTTCCTATCCAATTCATCACAGGTACGGCCATTGAATTTCCCAATGCCTTGTAGCGTGGTCCATCGGGAGAATCTATCGCCTTGCGCCACGGGATATTGGTGTACCCATCTGGGAATCCCTGCAATCGTTCGCACTCGACTGGCGTAAGACGGCGCACCGCCATTGATTGAATCAATACGTTTTCACCACCGGAGTTGCGTCCTTGCGCGAAGGCAACGTCACTAACACAGGGGTCTTGAGTACCATGAATAACTGTTGGCTGCGCTACACCTTGCAAACCAGTGGTGTCCAACGTGTACATCGTGCCGTCAGCTTTCCAACCTGCGCCGTTCTGATTTTTATCGCGGCTGCTTGTGTCGGCTAACGCTATCGGCGCAAGGATCGGTGTCTGCCCTTCATCAAGGGTGGTGTTGATACCCTTGTGCATCCGTTGCGTCAGACAGTTGGCGACACGGTAGGGTTGGAAGTGTCCAACTGCTGCTCCTTCTGGTCGCCCTCCTGCGCCACCACTGAAAGAGCTGCTTGCAATTGCTCCGGCAATTTCTTTCCGCGCTTCTCTGCTCGGCGGAGAATCCCCGCGCACGCTTTCGCGCTCAAAAAGAACCTCGGCGGCAGGTCGCCAGTCTCCAAGGTATCCGACAACGAACACACGACGGCGTCGCTGGGCCACTCCGAAGTACTGAGCGTCAAGCGTTCTGTAGGCGAACCCATACCCGAGTTCTGCCAACGCCCCGAGGAAGGAACCAAAGTCCCGTCCTCCGCTACTACTGAGGACACCCGGCACGTTTTCCCATACGCACCACTGGGGTCTAAACCTGTCAAGAATTCCGACATAAGTGAGGGCGAGGTTGCCTCGAGGGTCTTCGAGTCCACGCCTGAGTCCGGCGACGGAAAAAGATTGGCAAGGTGTTCCACCGACCAGAAGGTCAATTGGCTCAAGGTTCCACTCCTTGTACTTGGTCATGTCCCCTAGGTTGGGAACGTTGGGGTAATGGTGCGCTAGCACCGCAGATGGGAAGGCTTCGATCTCAGAGAACCCCACTGGCTGCCAACCCAGTGGGTGCCATGCTACCGTCGCTGCCTCTATGCCCGAGCAGACAGACAGGTATCTCATCCCTGAAGTTTCTTAAGCTTGTTGGTGAGGCTGTTAACCTGCCGCATCAGCTGCGCGTTCTCTCTCATCAAAGAATCTCGAGAATCGGTGACCGCCTTGACTTCAATCTCCAGCAATCGGATCTGAGCGCGTAAGTCTTTGATGGTGGACTCGGCCATGGCCTTGTCCAGTTCATCCGCATCCATGCTTGCGATGGCCAGCTGGTCAGACAACGCTTCGTTCTCCGCTTTCAACAGCTCAATCGTGGCCTGCATTTCCTCCTGAAAAATATCATCCTCGTTTGGAGTTTCTTCCAAGGTTGGAGTTTCTTCCAGCTTTGGATTTTCTTCCAAGGTTGGAGCTGCTTGCGCCTTGTTGCTCTGTTTCTTTTCTTCTAACTCTTGTTTTACTTTTAATACCAGTGAGTGGCTGCAATCACACAGGACAGCGATCTCGCGGCTGGGTTTGCTCTTAGTTCTTGGATGTGACAGCGCATTCAATACAGACTTGCGGCGATCTTTGACGGTTGGACGTAGGCCATGCTTGCTGTTGACGCTCCAGCTTTTGATGATGGCGTCATCAAGGGTGCCTTCCTGCACGTCACACTCAATGCCTGGCGCTCCGATCTTCCGAGCGGCGAAGTAACGGTGAAATCCATCCACCAGATAGTGCTTTGTGCCATCTGATATCACTAGACAGGGAGTAAATTTCGCCCCGTCTTTCATCGCCTCCGCATACTCAGCAATCGTATGCTTGTCTAATGACACGCGAGACTGTGTGCCGGCGTCAATTGTTATTTTGTCAAGACTCAGGTGCATAATTACTCCCATGTAAACGCAATAAATGCAGCAACTGCTAGGCCAAGGATAGATCCCGCGCCAATCAATATGCCGCTAACTAAAATGATGGCAGTGAATGTATCCACTAGTCCCCCATTCTTCCTTTGATCAGGTCAATCATTTCGCTGTACGCCGCCTTGCTTTGCTCATGCGTACGCGCCCAGACCATCTCGTGGGCTGCTTGGTAAACACGATCAAGGCGACGCAGTAACGCTGCTGCCTCGTTGTCACGCTGCTCCCGAGCGCGGTCTTCCAAGTAGTCGGCTAACTCCTCTGCTGTACTTTTAATCACAGTGTGGACTCCTCTCGTGTGTTGATAGACAACCTCGCCACGTCAAACAGGAAGCCATTATCAGCAGCCACCTGCTCTAACGTCCTCTCCAGCGCCCTAGAAACATTCAACGCAGTTTCACCAGAAAGCGGCTCAGAAGCGCGGAACGCTAGTCTAGCGGTAAACAATAGGTCTGCCTCGTAAAAACTCTCCATACGCCCTCCTGTTAGGTCTTAGCCATGATTCGTGTTGCTATGTCATCCGCGGGATACTCCACGTCCCGCAGCTGGTGGCAGATCATTGCCGCCCGCTCCCGCTCCTGCTCCTTCACCAGGGTGGCGAACTGCCACAGGCTAGCCAGATCACCCTCCATCCCCTCATCGGTATGCACGAACTCTTTGCCCGTCCACTCATGCCTAACCCACGGCAAGATGCCCGCACGCTCGGCCAATCTCAAAAGCTCTTCTCGTTCCATTTACTCCTCCCTGTGTGTACAACACTTGCAATGCTAGCGGAACAGAGTGTTGCGTCTAATTGTAAATTTTTATCAGGAAAAAAAAGTTGATAGCCCACAAAGTAAATAGGCATAGGGTCCCCATGGGTGATAGCCCGAGCCAAATGCGAAGCACACTTGATGGGGTATCACTCCTGCCCAGAGTAGCTTGTGATGCTAGCTACTCCTAGCTGCTGGAACTTGTCTGTTGTCAGACTTGCTACAGCTCCCAGAAGGCAGCGATTATCTCGATGGGGAAGATGTCTATCACCACTGGCTTCCCCCTCTTGTGCAGTCCCTCACTGACAGGCTGCGTGGCTAGTAGGCGGGTGAGACCTCTGCCAGTGTTTCTCGGGTTCAGCCCATGCAGGCCATTAGCTTACGCGCCCTGACGCTCAGTAGCATTACTGCTTTCAAAGTGGGCGGTGATGATTTGTTTGGTCTTGTTCGCCGTTTTTTGTGGAAGCACTATTCCCGCATCCATCAAATTTTTAAGACGGCCTAATTCAGAACAGACTTGATCAACCGACAGCCCAAATTTACGAGCCAGATCTTGCTGTTCTTTAAGCGTCACGGCGTATGTCTTCCGAGTATCGTTGGACATTGGCAGGAAAAGCTTTTGAGACAACATGACCTGGCCCCTGAGGAGTGTCATCGGAAAACCAAAAGAAAAAACCCTCAAGGCTTGGCTCTCCGTGTGTCAGGCACGTCCCCACTGAAGGGGTGAGAACCAAAGCTTGAGGGCTTCGGTGTTTGTCGCCGCCTGACACAGTGACGAGCGCAGTGTAGGTCAGGATGAGATGGATTGCAAGTGGCAGCTTAATTACTTTTTTGAAAAGCCGCACTATATATATGTGAAACAATAAACCCCGTCTTTCCGGGGTGTCACTACTCGCTACGTCTGACAGGAAGGGGGAACCTGCCAGCATCCGCTTTCGATAGTGAGAGTATACAGGAACGGTATATTGCAATCAATGGCAAAAAAGAGGGCGCCGGATACCGTTACGCCCTCAAACTCCCACACGGGAGCTGTCGCCGCTGCGAAGAAGCCTAGTCGAGAGAGAGATCGACCAGGCAGCCTCAACGCCACAATAGCACACGCATAAAAGTTGTCCACAGCCTAGTATCCATGCGGGTTTTCAGACTGTTCCAGACTATCTTGCACTTTGTAATACATTGTTCCTGTTACAAATTAACTGTTGACACGCACTAAATACGCCGCTACATTTAGGTTGTGGGACATTTATTGGAGATAAAAATGCTGAGTCCAGAACACCAGAAAGTATTGATGACTGCATATGATCGTTACAAAGTTTCCAGAGATCCGGACGAACTTAACAAAGCGATTGAGCTGGTTCGGATATTGGCATCAGAGAAGTTCTTTCATGGCGACGATGACCCGCGGCTGAAAGACCGTGTGTTTTTCAACGAGCCTTACAGCGCACATTGGTCTGGCTCTTACGTCAAAAGATATGGTGCTAAATGATCGTCGATACCATTAACTACAAAGCAATATGGGCATGGATCAATGCTGTCTGGGCCAAGTCATTTATCGCTGTCGTTCTCTTCATGCTTGGGCTGTGGATTGGCACCGTGCAAACAGAAAGCCGGCTTGCTTCTGACTGCAAGTTCGCTGGCGCTTTTCGCGTGGACATTCAGGCCTTCACTTGTCAGAGGAAGCTATGACCAAGGATGACATTGCCCGTATTGCGGAGCAAACCAAAAAATATGCGAAGGTTGATCAGATGGGGATAGTGGCCGTCTTGTCAGAAGACGTAGGCGGCATGACTTACGTGGCGCGGTGGGTGAGAACAGATTTGATTCAAGACTTTCCTGAAGGCGCGACGTGGGCTGAGATGACGGGGGTGCCATGACTGACAAAGATTGGCACGACATTTGGGAGCAATTCGATTGGCATTCTTTTGACATAGAAGAAGCGTTCCAAAAAGAAATGGTTGCGAAGCATGGCGATGGACACTATTACATGGATAGTGATGAAGACTGGAAAAGACAAAAAGCCCTGATACAAAAACTTGTAGAAGCCAAGCTGAGGGAGAAGAACACATGATCACACTAACCCGCGAGGAAGCGCAGCAGGTGCTGGATGCGTTGCAATGCGCTACCCCGCCGACGTTCAGCACAAAGATGGTAGAGGATTGGCAAAGCGCAGTCGAATTTCTCCGCGCCCGACTCGCGCAGCCTGAACCGGAGCCGGTGGCAGACAAGTACCTGATGGAAATCGAATGCACAAAGTGCGGAGCAAAGCAGGATGGCATCTTGACCGTCAACGCCCCTCCACAGCGCAAATGGCAGGGGCTGACGGATGAGGAGATTATGTCGCTGTTGCCCGGTGCAGTCAGGCTGCCGCCGGGATGGTCTGAAACTGTTCGCGCCATCGAAGCCAAGCTGAAGGAGAAGAACACATGAAAGCATTTCCAAACATGACCGGAGAGAAGGGCATGGACTTGCGGGATTACTTTGCGGCAAAGGCAGTTCAGAGTCTGTGGGCGCTGGGTCCTATGGCTTTTGAAAAACGAGCAAAGAAAGAAAAGAAAACAGAAGAAGAATTGGTTGCAGAGTTAGCGTACTCATTAGCAGACAAGATGATGAAAGCGAGAGAGCATGAGAGCGCTTAGCGTTATGTACAACTTCCGAACTGATGAGACCAAGATCACACTCTCCCAAGAGTTCAAAGAGTCTGATTGGATTTTGAAGTTGGACATTCTGCGAGACGCTATCTACGACTTGGAAGAAATCTACAACGAAACTTACGCGAAAGAAATCGCCAAAGACAAGGGGGAAAAATGATACTGACAAATAAACACGGGCTGCCAGACACTATCGTCAACGTACTGAAGCGCCCACAGTACAGCAAGGGAGACAGCCATGTCTCTGTTACTGAGCTGCTGTCGCCGCCGCAGATCGTCCAGCTTCGCGCCAAGCATGACGCAGAGATCGAGCAAGACGCTAGCGAGATGGTCTGGTCACTGTTTGGCACCGCTGTCCACAACGTCCTCGAGCGTGGCAAGGATGACCACCATATCGTAGAGGAGCGCATCTTTACCGACATGGACGGCTGGCGGATCAGCGGACAGATCGACCTGCAAGAAATCTACGAAGACGGTATCGCTATCAAAGACTACAAAGTCACATCAGCCTGGGCAGTCCAAGCAGAGAAGGCAGAGTGGCACAACCAGCTGAACATCTACGCTTGGTTAGTAGAGAAGGCCAAAGGCGTGGAAGTAAAGAGCCTACAGATCGTGGCCATCATCCGTGACTGGAGCCGGCGCGATGCAGTAACCAAAGATGGTTACCCGCAGGCCCCTATCGTCACCATCGACATTCCGCTGTGGGAGCCAGAACAACAAGAAGCATTCGTTAAAGAGCGACTCAACAAACACAGCGAGGCTAGCCTGTCTGTACAAATCGGGCATGAGCTGCCGGAATGTACAGCAGAGGATATGTGGGAGAAGCCCACAACCTACGCCGTCAAGAAGGTTGGCGGTGTACGGGCGAAGCGGGTATTCGATTCCCACGAGGAAGCAAAAGTGTTTTTGAAAACTGTAAAGGATCATCAGATTGAGATCAGACATGGTGGCAGAACCAGATGCCAAAGCTTCTGCAATGTCAGCCAGTTCTGTTCTCAGCACCAGCAGTACATAGAGCAGTATCAATCAACCTTTGAATCAGGAGAATGACATGAAATACCTAATCGCTGTTTGGGCATTGGCCGCCGCAGGCATGGCATACGCAGGTTGCACCTATAACAACTTCTGTGACAACCGTGGCAACTGCACCTTCTGCACGACCTGCTGCTACGGTGGCGTGTGCAATACCACTTGCAACTAAGGAGAACGAATGAAAGCAATCGCCGCCGCATTGGTCAAGGCGCAGAGAGAGTTTGGACCAGCGCTGAAGACCAGCACTAACCCGCACTTCCGTAGCAAGTACGCGTCCTTGGATGCCTGTATTGAGGCAGTCATCGACGCGCTGAACAACAACGGCATCTACCTGATGCAGCTGACAGACGAGCATGAAAACGGGGTGAAGGTAGCCACCACCTTTATCCACGAGTCTGGCGAGCAACTATCAGGTGGCACGCTGTTCATGCCGGCTACCAAACACGACGCCCAGGGATTTGGTTCGGCTTTGTCTTATGCCCGCAGATACAGCCTGATGGCTGCGTGCGGTATCGCCCCGGAGGATGACGATGGCAACCAAGCATCAAAGACAGCGCCAGTTCAAGCGGCTCCTAAAGCAGTACCGAAAGCTCCGCCGGTTGTTCCGAAGCAGATCGCCGGGAAGGACTCCCCTTGGCAGCTTAAGGCATCCACTGAAGATGAGACGAACCCTGAGGATTGGGTAGTTGCTGTTACTGAAGCCACATCATTTGCGCTTGAGATGGCGCAGTCAGTCAGTGATGTGAACAACATCTACAAGGTGAACAAGGTGGTCTACGACAAATTGAAGAACGTCGATGGGGTGACATACTCCATGTTGTTGGACCGATTCAAAACCATGAAAGAAAAATTTGAGGAGAAAGCAGATGAGTACGTTCCCGAATAGTGGGCGCCTGAACTACAGCAAGCAGAAGATCAACCAGTCCAGCCCTGATCTGTACGGGGAGATTGCGATTGATCGCACCCTGCTGCGGCAGATGCTGTCGGAAACAGACGAGGACAACATCGTCATCCGCCTATCTGGCTGGGAAAAGAACGGCAACTACGGTCCTTGGTTCTCTATCAAGGTAAACACTTGGAAGAAGACCGAAACCATGGAAGCGCCCAAACCAGCAGCGCCACCGCCAGTAGTAGATGACAGCGACATTCCTTTCTGAGGGTGCCATGAACCACCTGATAGATTACTTAGTGCGGGAATACGATCTCCGTAATGATGCAGCGTTGGCCAAGACGATAGGCGTTCACCCGCCTACCATCTCAAAGCTGCGTCATGGTGGGATGTCCCTGACGCCGACCGTCATCCTGAAGATTCATGAAGCCTTTGATATGCCGGTGAAAGAGATCAAGCGGATTGCATATGGCAAATAAATCCCCGACGCAGCGCAGCCTCGAGTACCTACGGGAGCAGGGCTATCACTGTGAAGTGGTAGAAAAGTGGAATCCGTGGAGGCGTGTGCGTCAGGATCTCTGGGGATGGTGTGACATCTTGGCCATCCGTAGGGATGAGGTGTTAGCGGTGCAGGTCACGGCAGCCGGCGTGGCAGCAAGGATCAAGAAGATTCAGGAATCAGACACCATCGCCCGTGTCAGGGAAGCAGGCATCAGAGTGGAAGTCCACGGCTGGACCAAGCGGGCTAACGGCAAGTATGCATTGAGAGTGGAGGATATATCGTGAAGGAATTAAGCAGATGCGATAAAAGGTTTTGGGATTGGTTTTCTAGTGCGTACGCCAAACTTCCAAAGGGTCAAGAGCTTCCCTTAAGCGATGAAGACTTATATGAGTTATGGGTGTCTATGTGGCCGGTGATTTACCACTGCGGCATGACTTACGGCCAATCGCTGGCTGATAAAAAAAATAGGCGTTCGATGGGTATTTATGAAATGAAAAGATTGTACGACTTATGTCCAAACAAAACCGGTTATGAGCTTGGCGTGATGATAGAAAAGTGGCACGGGATAGGATAAATAATGGAAACAATTCAAGAGGATATAAGTTGAGAGACCCATTCATTATTGACGAGCCAATCTGTATCTCCTTCAGCGGAGGTCGGACATCTGCTTACCTGCTGTGGCGTGTCCTGCAATCCAACGGCGGCTTACCCGAACAGGCAATCGTCTGCTTCGCCAACACCGGCAAGGAGGAAGAGGCAACGCTGGAGTTTGTCAGAAACTGCGAGACAAACTGGAACGTGAAGATTCATTGGCTGGAGTATCAAAATGAAAAGCCTAACTTCCGTGTGGTGGACTTTGCCACAGCCAGCAGGAATGGGGAACCGTTCGAGCAGCTGATTCTGAAGCGCAAGTATCTGCCCAATCCGGTGACTAGATTTTGCACAGCCATCTTGAAGATACGCACCATCCATCGGTATCTGAAACATCTTGGTTGGAAGCACAACGAGAACATGGATTGGCTGGGCATCCGAGCGGACGAGCAGCGCAGAGCCGCCAAGGTAGATCGTAGTCGAGCGCCGTTAGTTGCCGCGGGCATTACTGCCAAGGATGTAGGCGAGTTCTGGAAGTCACAGCCTTTTGACTTAGGCTTGCCCAACATCAATGGCAAAACCATGCACGGGAACTGTGACTTATGTTTCTTGAAAGGTGCCAAACAAATCCTAAGTCTGGTGGCAGAGAAGCCGGAGCGGGCGGTCTGGTGGGCAAAGATGGAGACGCTAGTCCAGACGAGCAACCAAACGTTTGGCAATGGCGCTAGGTTCCGTAAGGACAGACCGTCTTATGCAGAGATGCAGAAGTACGTGGACAAACAGGTGGACATGTTTGATGACGAATCCATAGATTGTTATTGCGGAGAGTAAATGGAGACTAGCCAGTTTGAAGCGGTAAAGGTTGCGATGAAGCAGGATAACTCCGGCTACATCCTGACTCTGCGTATACACCCAGATGATCTACCAGAAGAAATCATGCGCGACTTTGTTGGCGCTAGGTACGTGGCAGTTCTTGTTCGAGTCAATGAAGAAGAGAAGCCTATGAACCGGGAGCAAGAGCTGGCCAAGGATATGGTGCGGGCATCCGGAATGTTGTGCAGGGATCCGAAGTTCTGGGAGTTTCTTGAGGACGCAGGCGAGATCTTCGGGCAGTCAGAGAAGGAAGCAACAGAGTGGATGTACAAGTATCTGAAGGTGGACAGCCGGGCTGATATCCCCAAGAGCCAATCAGCTATTGAGAAACTTCTAGGAATGAAAGAGGAATTTAAGACATGGAAGATGGAAAGAGGATGATCCCGTACTCGGTTCACTTGTCTGAATCGACATACACGGCGCTGAAAGAACATGCCAAACACCGGCAGGCTTCTACCCTGGTGCGCAACGCTATCGACATGATCCTCAGTAAAGAGGACCCCTTCAACGCTGGGTACAACCAAGCGCTGCGGGATGTCATCAAGACGATCAAGTCACACAAGCTAGCCAACGATATCGTCTTCGCAGGCGAGAGCATAGGCGACACGCTGGTGACAGCTATCTCGGAGATCCATACCAGATGAGCCACCCAGCGCAGCTACAGTTTGTCGCAGACATCAAGAAGAACTACGTCAACCTGTTCTTTCGCAAGAAGGTTCTGGAGATCGGCAGCTTAAACATCAACGGATCTATCCGGTACTTCTTCATGGAATGTGATTACACCGGCGTTGACATAGGCGAAGGTCCGGGAGTTGATCTGGTTGCCCGCGGGGAAGACTTGGATTTCCCCAACGAAAGCTTTGACGTAGTGGCTTCTTGCGAATGTTTCGAACACAACCCCGAGTGGGCTAGGACGTTTGACAACATGACCAGAATGGCTAGGTCTTTGGTGTTCTTCTCTTGCGCTACCACCGGCAGGCCAGAGCACGGCACCAGCAGGACAACGCCGCAGGACGCGCCTTTCTGCGGGGACTATTACCAGAACCTAAAAGCTTCTGACTTCTTGGAGAAGTGCAACCTGAAACCGTATTTGCATTACACCTTTGCAGTAAACAAAGCAGCACAAGACCTGTACTTTATCGGCATCAAAAAACCTGGAGAGAATCATGGCTAGACTATTCGTAGGCACCCCAATGTACGGCGGCATGTGTACCGGCCACTATGCCCAGAGCATGTTGCAGTTGCAGAACACCATGCAGCGCAACCGTATCGACATGGCAGTAAGCTTCGTGTTCAACGAGTCGCTCATCACCCGTGGAAGAAATGCCATCGTCCACAACTTCCTGAAGTCTGGCTTCACGCACCTGATGTTTATCGACGCGGACATCAAGTTCAACGCCGAGGACATCATCCCTATGCTGCTGTCAGAGAAGGAAATCATCTGCGGCATCTACCCCAAGAAGGAGATCAACTGGGCGCTGGTGGAGCAGGCAGTCAAGGCGGGTGTGCCTACAGATCAGATCAAGTACTACTCTGGCACCCATGTGGTGAACCTGCTAGACGGCGCTGCCCAACAGAAGTTTGTGGTAACAGAGCCAGCCAAGATCGCCAACGGTGGTACTGGCTTCATGATCATCAAGCGGGAGGTTTTCGACCGCATGGCGCCACACGTAGGCCGGTATATCAACAACGCAGTAGATCTGTCCGGCAACATCGGTGCAGAAGAGATCGTCGAGTTCTTCACCACCAGCATTGATCCTGAGACACAGCACCTACTGTCTGAGGATTATCACTTCTGCCGAGTCTGGAGAGAGCTGGGCGGAGACATCTGGACAGCACCGTGGGTACAGCTGGGTCACATGGGCAGCTACCTGTTCGATGGTTCGATGTCGCCGGAACTGCCGGAGGGGTGATGACCTACGACCAGATCACTGTGGTCGCCATCTATGGGGACGGGCGTGGCAACGTTGCCATGCCAGCCCTAGAGAAGACTGCCGCCTGTTTCCCAGGATGCAAGAAACTGCTGATCACCAACCAGCGGTTAGGGATAGACATCCCGCAGAAGATCTGTGGCCCGCTAGATCACTATGGCTACTCAGCATTCTGCATGTACGCCCTGCACCATTACATCGATACTGACTACGCCCTGATCGTGCAGCACGACGGCTGGGCGCTGTCAGCAGATAACTGGAAGGATGATTGGCTGAACTATGATTACATAGGCGGCCTAGTCCACGCAGCGCTGGTGGGCGAGCAGTTCTATACCAACTTCGGCTGGATAGGACAGCCAGATCCTATCGTTATTCAGAATGGAGGATTTAGCCTGAGAAGTAAGAAGTTCATGCAGGCATTAGTACACAACGGCATCATGCCTAAAATGTACAACATTGCCATGTTGAACAATGAAGACGTACAACTGACCGGCTTCCTGCGCCCAGCGTTAGAGAAAGTCGGCATAAAGTTTGCCGCTGACGAAGAAGCCACAATGTTTGCTTTCGAGCATCTATCGCCTACCATTCACAAGGACGTGGACCTGACAAAAGTGTTTGGACACCACAGCAGGTTCAGGTCTTTAGTGGATGATAAGACGATACTTTGGAAGCTTGATCAAGACACCACCAACGAAATACCGTGGGAGCTGAAAGTCTACGATTTGTTTTCAGATCACTATGGTTATCGTATTGTTCATGAGTAAGGAGGACTTATGCTTAGAGACGGTAAGTTTATTAAAGAGCCACCCATTCGGATTGGCGCCTACTACGTGCCACAACCACCGCAGCCTAGCTCGCCGGAAGATGAGTTTGTGCAGGATCTAATCTTGGCCAGTACCAACCAGCCTAAAGGATTTGCTAGCACCCATGCAGCCAAGATCATGGATTGGATTCTGTTTATCCTACTAGTCTGGCTAGGCGTTGGTACTTTGGTGCCGGTACTAAAGGTCATTGCGGATCATCTTGTTTAATGAGCCGTACATTAAAAGTAGCAGAAGACGCCGCCATGGAATTTGATCTGGTCTACGCCCCTGATGAGCTAGCAGTTCAGTGGATGAATAGATTCTCCGAGATCATTTCCATCGGCGAGCGTGAGAAATGCGCCCAGATCTGTGAGGATATGGGCTTACCTGAAGCCGCCAAGAAAATAAGGGAGCGCAAATGAATAACATCAACTGGATACGTTCACGGCATTACACAATTACTTGGGATGACCTGCGCCCACTACCGAGCGCCCCATCTCCAGAAACTAACCTGCGTGTAGACTACGATGCCAGTGGGAAAGTGCTAAACATGGAGTGGATGAACCGCGTGCTGCCCAGCTTTGAAGAACTCTATAAAGAGTTTCTCGCTAGAAAAGATTGGCCAGACACCCCTGTTACCCGCGAAGTCTTCGAAGCTGGATGGGACGCAGCTAGATCATGAGCGAGTACGATAGGAAGTTTTGCGGCAGCTGTCAGATGCACAAGCCTCTTGATGGCGGGATCATGAAGCAGACCAGAGGCGTACCTAGATGGGTCTGCAAAACCTGCGCCGCTAGAACAACTACGAATTCTAAAAAGAGAAAAAAGAATGCTCTGTCCGTCGTGTGAGGAAAGAACCAAGGTTTTAGAAACTAGGCAGTTTTATGACAAGGATGTCGGTTTCTATTACCTTGACCGCAAGCGTGAGTGCCTGTCCTGTAAGGAACGGTTTGCCTCTCTGGAGATACCGTACGATATCTGGCGGCAGTACGTGAGGGTAGAAGATGAAAACAGTTAAGAAGTATATGGACGAAGTAGCCGGGATCGGCTGCGTTCTCTGTCTTCATCTTGACTACGGCTATACCCCCGCCGTCCTGCATCATCCTCGTGATGCGGTTGGCGGGGCGCAGCGTGCGTCAGACTGGCTGGTGATTCCTCTTTGTCCGGAACATCACACCGGTAAGTCGGGATACCACGGACTAGGAAGCAGAGGCTTTTATACACGGTACAAACTTACAGAGTGGGATCTGATGGCCATGACTATTGAGCGCCATCAAAAGCTTTAATCCTCACCGCCACCGTACGTCTCCATCAGACGGCCACGCAGCTTCGGATTCAGATACACACCGTCCACACTCTCCGCTATATGCCGTTGCCGTGACATGAACGAATTGCGCAGAGTCTTGGCATCAATATCCACCTCTGGATTCTTATCGTTGAACTTCCCTATGGCCTGCATGATCTCTTGCAGCCCGTCGTTGTCACCCTGCTGACGAGCCAGATAAGCTTTCTCCAACAGCGCTGCACGGCGATCCATGATGGCACGCTCTGCCCGCTTCGTAGCACCAGCCCTAGCCTGGGCTTCTGCAAGTTCTGCTGGGTTGAATCCAAAGATCTGCATGAACGTGTTGTACGCCCCGATGTCATCAGTGATCGGCACGCCGTCCTTGGTCATGGCACCTTCCGTTCCCAGACGGAAAGCTTTCAATCCATTCCGTATGAAGCTTGGCATCAACGCTTCCATGCCCCGCTGCCACTCACCCTCTTGCACCAGCTTCAGTCCGCGCTCAGCATTCCTGAACGCCCCGTAAGCTGGACCCGCAGCCTGCTCAATGGCATACAGCGTCGGACCTATCTCAGCCAAACGCTTGGGATCATCCCGCCATATCAGCCCGTTAAATCCAGTACGGCTGGCAATGTCCACTGCAAGTAAAGCGTTGACCGGACCCTTGTACCCAATGTCCCCGAACGCCGCACGGACAGTAGCGTCCATATCGAATGGTTCATCATCATCGTCTGCCAACATATTGGCCAGTACAGATACCGCTCCGTACAGCGGCATACCTTGGATACCAGCAAAGATATAAGACGTACCTGCAATCCCCAGCAGCTGCTTGCGGGCGATGTCTCGAGTGTCCTTGTCAGCGCTTTTGAACGCCTGATGGAACAGCCGCCCCATCAAATAGATCTGCGCCTGCGCAAAGCGTTTGAAGGTGAAGGCTACCTTACCTATGCCCTGCTGGAAGAAGCGTGGACCTATCTCCGCTAGGGAAGCGCCGTGTGCGTCATTCACCACTGAGATAGCGTAGTCAATAGCGCCATCCACCGACATCCCCGGCTTGCCATTAGCGCCCTCTCTCGCCAGCTTGAATGCAGCGATCAGGGTGATCTCACGGTTGGCACGTTCCGAGTTCTGGAAGATCCATCCAAGGCCGTGCTCTATCTGTGCGCGGCGCCCTGTAAAGTCTTCCACCTTAGACTTACGAGCCTCTGTAATCTCATAGCCTGTAGACCGGCGGATAGCCTGCTGCTGAACGGCGGTGTCGTACAGTTGCTTCAACTCACCCTTGGCATTAGCACCAAACGTCCAGTCAGGCAGGAACTCGCTGTTGTCATCCTTACCGCCCTTCCAGTACTGGATCGTTGCCTGACGCATAGCATCTGCCGCCCGACCGAATCCGTACCGTCCGCCCAGTAATGGGTAGACAACGATAGGCATCTGAGTCAAGTTGACTAGGGCGCTGGATACGTTACCGGCGATGAACCACATGTAGCTGAAGTAGCTAGCCTTGTTGACGATGTCACCGTTAACAGGGTTGCGGATGAAGTCCAGCTGCTTCTGCATGTTATCCACAACATCACGCAGTTCCATCGTGGGGTTCTGCTCGAACTCCTCACGGACACCAGTGACCGCCTTCTCCAGCGGCTCAGCATTTTTCATGTTGGCCAGCTGGTTTGCCATGCGGGTAGCCACGTTGGCGTATACCTGGAAGACATCCTCACGGAAACCAAGCCTGCCCTCGCGCTTGCGGAACTGCTGCCGCACAGACTGGGCTGGGAACAGGGAGAGGTAGGTCTGGTAAATGCTGTCGATAACCTCTGGCTGTACGCCCTGATCCTGTAGTTGTTTGACCACGGATCCCATAAATCCTGTGGGCGGGACAGTCCGGTAGGTAATCTGTTGCAGGCGGGTGAACTCTTTTACGTCAGTCATCCCGTCAGCTCTAGCCTTCTCAGCTGCCTGCTTGGCCTCGCGGACACTTTCGAACGCCATGGAAACGCGCTCGTCATTCTTGTCGTTGAACGAAACCCAGTAGTCACCCATACGGAATAGCGGCAGGTACACTTTCAGCCGCTTGGCTTCCATCTTCAGCCGTATCACAGAGGCTTGGCTTTGCTTTAGGTTAGACAGAAGCAGATGCATATACTCATCTGATGACTTTTTGTAGTCATCACGAAGCTGCTTGTATACCTTTTGCAAGTCAGGATGAAGCTTCTCAAATTCCTTGGTCAGAGGATTGTTTGCCTCGGCAGGATCTAACACGTCAATCTGGTCTAGCGTCGTGCGGTTAGCAATCGCGAAGAACCGCGGCAGCTGAGCCTTGTGCTTATTGGCAATCTTGTACCAGTCTTGGATGTTCTTGGAGATGCTCTGCCGGCGAGCCATCATGTCAGCGGCGCGGGCTTCTAGCGCAGTAGTTAACTTCTTCAGAGAAGGTAGCTGTGTGCCGTAGATTTCCTGTATCTGCGGCATCGTCAGGAAGCCAAGCGCTGCGCTACGCACCTTGTCCGGTACGTTAGACATGGCATTCTTGAAGTCATCAGCTAGCTGAGAGTTCATCCCCGGCAGATTGTTTACCTGCTGGTTCAGGCCATTAAAGATGTTGGCTGCGCGTTTGCTGTAACGGATGTCAGTCTTTGTTGGATCAAAGGTGCCAATGTTTCCAATAGCAGATTTAATCTGGTTTGGTTTAAACACTACATAAATATTTTCGCCCTTAAATCTACCTTTCATAAAAGCATCGACTCGGCTGTACTCACCGGAATCAAAGGTATTACGTAAGATAAGTCCGTCATGCCCATTTCGACGAGCTTTGTCAATTAATTCCCGGTAAGTTGCATCTCGAAAAACTTTGTTTTTGAAGTCATGCACTAATGGGTTTTGCATGGACAAATATACTGGCATTACATTTGGCGTGGTTCCTTCTTCGGTACGCCCAGAAGGCATAAAATCTTTTGTATAAACAATCCTGCTAGTTGCTTGAGCTGCTGACTCAAGATTGGGGAAATTGCCTCTTGCATAATAGTCTGCTGTTTTCTTTCTATCAGTAAAGAAGAATCCTACCTGAGCTGACGGAGCGCCCGTATTTGTACCAAGTTTTTCTGGAGCAAAGTCCGAAAAATCATAAGCTGTTCCGTGATACACAACTAGTGGATTGCCATTAGCATCAACAACTTTGCTGTTTCCGAACCATTTGCGGAACTCTGGTGTGGCTGTAACTTTTTTCCCGGTTGGCTGAGTTTGCTCTCTAGCCGGCATAGCTGCCCTGACTGGACCTTTCACCACAGCCTTGCGAGCGTTGGCAATTAAGCCAATCACTTCTTGATCGGTGATAGCGCCGACAGGTACGCCCAGCCTACGCAGGAACTGTTTGATTACAT